CCCGCGCTCAAGGTGACTGTGCCATCCGCATACGATGAGGCACCGCCTGTTGACCCCACAGTGTCTGCGGCGCCGCCTGCTCCACCGCTTCCAATCGTGATGGTCGCTGTTGAGGGAGCCGAAGAAATATATTTGTAGCAAAACCCTGCCCCGGCGCCGCCAAGACCCATGTAGCCGTAACTGGTGCGGCCACCACCGCCGCCACCTCCACCTCCGCAGATTGCGACGATGATCTTTGATACATCAGTGCTTCGCGTGTAGGTTCCGCTTGATGTAAAAAATTGGACGTTAGCAAGACCACTACTCGGAGCCGCACCCCAAGAACTATCCCCGTAAAGTACCGTGCTAGATGATGCTGTACCACTACCAAGCCGCGCAGTCGGTACCGTTCCAGATGCAAGGTTGCTTGCATCGGTGGGGTCTGTTGCCATCTTTACGGTAGTTACTGCACCGTCTGCAATCGTGTCTGCCGTGACTGAGTTCTGCGCAGGAGTGATCGTCGTGCCAATATCGTTTATGCCTATGACTTCTAACTTATCGGTAGATACCAGCGCTGACGTTAACGTAAGGGTTGTTCCTGAAACTGAATAGGCATCTTCGTGCTGCTTAACACCGTTGATCGTTACTATGAGACTCTGCTCTGTAGGAGCCGACCAAGTAAGTGTATGGGTAGCACTAGTAGAGCCTGTAACATCAAACCTACGGATGTCAGAAGCTTTTAGTTCCTTGGCGCCAATATATGACATTAGGTAATCTCCAGAATCCCCAATACTGCCTCTAGGTCGCTATCGACACTAGCTGTCATGTGAATATCCCCAGTTGCCTCTAGATCAATAGGTTTATCTAGAACTAGAGTAGAATCAGCGGGCACTGGAACTGTCTTAGCTACGTGATAATAAGTATCACCAGAGGTTGCTCTAGCTTTGATGGTAACATCAGCAGAGTTAACTCCGTCTACGTTACTTATGTAACACGAGTGAATAACAGATTGAGTTGCAGCTGGAGCGGTGTAAACAATACCGCCTGCAGCAGTTAACGCCGCACCCTGGTTTTTAAAGGTGTTTGCCATTTTAGCCTCCTAATGCTATGGCCATTGCTACGGCGGTTCCAGCGGGATCGCCTGATGATGGAACAGCTGCCCAAGTGCCGTCTCCTCTCCAGAAAGTTGAAGAAGAAGCGCTTGTTCCGCTATTTAAATTAGTTACTGGCAGGTTACCAGTTACGCCAGTTGTTAAAGGCAATCCTGTTGCGTCTGTTAGGTCAAAAGCTGGTGTAGCGTCTGCAGCACCAAGGCTTACTGTGACTCCACCAAAGTCCACAGATGAGTTAGCAAGTGAAGAGTTGGGTACACTGCTTAATCCAAGCTGGATTGTCCCAGAGGATGTTATAGGTGATCCTGAGTCAACATCTATACCATCTGTACCTGACAAAGCCACGCTTGTGACAGTGCCTCCAGATGGGATAGCTTCAGACTGCCAACCGTTTGTAGTATCGTATGTTAAAACCTCGCCATCTGAAGGAGACATCGAGGAGTAAACATCAGAAAGCTGAGTAATCGGTATGGTTATATCGCCAGTACCATCGAAACTTGACCCAGCGATATTTCTCGCGGTTTGTAACGCTGTTGCTGTTGAAGCATTGCCAGTCAAAGCTCCTACGAAACTAGATGACGTTACCGAGGTTAATCCTGTTAGCGTAGTGTCTAGGTTTATGGTAACTGTACCGCTAGTTCCACCACCATTTAGGTTAGTGCCTGCTGTTACTCCAGCGATATCGCCAGACAATGTTTCTGCTTGCCAACCGTTGGTGGTGTCATATACCAAAGCTTGACCATCTGAAGGACTCATCGAGGAGTAAACATCAGAGAGGTCTGTTATACCTACCGTTGCAGAAGCTCCTAGAGCCACGGTTTGACCGGCAACCGTAACCGAACTGTTTGCTAGCGAACTATTAGGAATACTAGACAATCCTAGTGTAATTGTTCCAGAGCCTGTTATAGGAGACCCACTGTCTACATCTATACCATCGGTTCCGGCAATCGCAACACTTGTTACGCTACCTGCGCCACCCGTCGTAGGTGCCCACTCGCTTCCTGACCAACCAAGGACTTCACCCGTGCTAGGAGAAGTAGAAGATACGTTAGAAAGATCTCCTACAGCTATATCGATATTAGCAGTTCCGTCGAAGCTTTGCCCTGCTATGTTTCTAGCAGTTTGTAGCGCGGTTGCTGTAGATGCGTTACCAGTAAGATCACCAACAAAAGCTGTAGACGTAACAGAGGACAGCCCTGTGATGGTTGTATCCAGATTAAGAGTTACTGTATAGGCAGCTGTATCTGCTACAGCGGTTATATTAGCACCTCCTAATGTTCCGCCAAGCACATAGTTAGTTAATTGCCCAGGAGTAAGTCTATTATCTGAAGAAGAGTTAGCAACATGAAGGAAATCGTTAACATCATCTAATCCCCCAGTGGTACCACTCCTGGGGGTCATCGTTGGTACTGTTATGGTAGACATATTAGCTCGTTACGATGTAGTCTGAGCCAGAACCAGCATCCACTGTAGATACGTAGGTTTTAGCGATGATTGATGCTATCTCGTACTGAGATTGCGTGGATATTTGCAGATCATTACCAGGATCAAGATAAAAGTTTGCAGTACGTTTAGAGTACCTGCGGAATGATCCGCCTCCCACGAGGCCGATTGTTTTAATTCTGCCTAGCAGCTGAGATAGCTGATTCGCATATATTTCAAAATCTGGCTGACGGTAGTGAGCTTTCATAGTTGCAATAGCATGCAACAAGATAAGCTGAGGATTTACCGTAGCTGTGTCTGAGTCAGCGGAGAACGCGCTCATGCCGGCGTTATATTCTAGCCGGAATTTAGATGTGCTGTCGTTAGGGACTGGCCAAACTTCTATCTTAGCAGTTCCAGCATCATCAATAACATCCCATCTAACGGGATCCATTTGATTAAGAACGGGTAGATCGTTATGCCTATGAACCCCAATACCGATTTGTAGTTCATAGAATCTACCAGTTCCTTGCCTCTGGATAGATACGGTTAAAGGCTTATATGGATCACAGTCAGATGGAAAAGAATAGTAAGCGGTACCAGCAGTAGTGGTACCTGGTGTCGTGTCATTTACTTTCTTGGTGAGTAGATCACCAAACTCGTAAAATAGTTGGTCTTGAGCGCTTCTAAGAGCAGAGTTTAATATGTCTGTCTGCGCTATAGCCGCAGTTCCAGAAGCACTAAACCCCAGCCGTTGCGCTAGCTCTGTTCGTAGACTTAGAAGTGTTCTTGACATTCCTTTCTTTTGCCACTATTTCGTCAAGTTTGCTAGTCAAACCTTCTGGGGGTCTACCAAATACCGAAAGCGCGGCTCCTTCACCCCATTGGGTGCAGAGTCGTGTCCACTCTTCCTCTAAGCTATTGATATTATAATTATCGTCAAGCTTTTCTATGATATTGATATTGGGACCATACCTCTCTAAATAAAACGGAAGTTCGTGAGAAGGTATTTTCTTAGAAGGTTTAGTAAACTGATCGTTATCAATTTCGATCAAAATTCTAGGAACTTGGTACATGTTTTCTCCCTATAAAAAAGAGGGTCGGGGGAGCGACCAGGCTCCCCCTTCCCGTCAAGGTTTAAGCCACACTCCAGATAAGGCCATGGCAGTTCAGACGGTTAGCCGTCAAAGAACCACGCCAGGTCATACCCCAGTAGTACTCATACTTGTTGTACTGCCGCGGCGGCTTTCTCGCAACCATATCATTGCCTTCGATAGGACGGAGGGCCATGTGATTGGTATTGATGAAGTAGCAGCGACGTTTCCAGTCATAAGTAGCTGAGCTATCTTTCGTTGTGCATCCACCATCGAACGTCGGATCCCAAAGGATCGGAACACCCTGGAAGTAAAGGCCGGTGAAAGTTCCACCGTTCTTGACTTCAACAGACGGATCCATGTGCCATGGCATCTGAGCCTGCTGGGTCGGCTGAACAGCATAGCGCGACACTGCGGATTCAGAAGCTGCACGGAAGTGATCGATGAAGGTAGAACCAGCGATGATCAGATCAGGGCTACCGCCATTTTTCTGACATTCACGCCACATTTTCGTCATTTCATCGATAAGGGTCGCCTGGGTAACACCGGTGCCAGTAGCGCCGCCGTCGTTCAAGCCAGAACCGTCGTTCCAATGGTTGTTCCAGTAGTTGGAGCCAGAGTGTGCGGTTTTAGTAATACCGCCGACAGTGCTCGAAGTATCTTTGATATTGACGATGAAGTCAAGACCGTTGATAATACGACCACTCGAGCTCGAACCAGAACCGCCGGGATCGATAGTTCCGTCAAGGTGAAGCGAAAGATCGAGAATCTCTTCAAACCCAAGGCGCAGAGTTTCCATGCCTTCGTTGAAGATATTGGTGAGCTGGACGAGACCAGCAGAAGAAGAATTCCGCGGTGCAGAATCCGTAACGATGATACCGTTACCGAGTAAGAAGTCTTCAGTGAAATAGAAACCATCGTGCGCCGAACACCACGGCCAGTACGCTTGGCGTACCGTATCGCGCGTGTTATAGGTGACAGTATCCGTAGTGTTTTTGGTAGTTGCATGTTCACCAAACCACTGGAAGTTGCTGTCATAGCCCGTTCGGATCTGCTCAACAATGTTCTCTTTACCACCGCCCCAAGGCTTCTTTTTAGAAGTCAGGGCTTTAAGCAGAGGACGTTCCTGAGCTACCTGATCGATAGGTTTGTTTTTCAGATAGTTCTGAAGAGCTACATAACCCAGCTGGGTAATATCATTACTGTTTAGGGCTGTATTCGTAGCCATTTTTGATATTCCTCAAAAGGTTGTTAGTAGTACCGAAACAGGTTTGCCGCACGAATGCATTGTCTTGTGCTACTGAGTGGGCGGGGCTCAGCTTTTACGCCCTTTTACCTGTTATGTAGTTGATCAAGATGGTACTGTAAAAACTCAGGCGTTACTTCTGCCTGCTTTAATTCACTACCATCCACGTTGCCGCTACTTGAACTACTGGGTGCTAGGGGCCCAGAATTTTTACTAGCAGAAGCTCTATTTTTAGAGGCAAGCGACATTCCTCTAGTTAGAACCTCGTATTCGTTTTTGAGAAGAGGTAGCCAATTACTGGGATCAACCCCCGAATTTGCTATCTTTTCACCGATGTCCAACATTATATCACGTTTTGACTCAAAGTCAGCATCTGATGTTTTTATGCTTTCTTCCCAAGCCTTGATTTCATTGTAAGCTTTTTCTTGGTTTTGTGAAAAAGTTTGCTGCTGCTGATAACTTTCTTGGCTCTGCCTTTCGAACTCTTGTTTAGACTGGTTTATAGAGTTTTGTTGAACCCTCTGTTGGGCTAATTTATTTGCCCAATCTTCGGACATTTCTAGGTTTTCTACAGCCTGTGACAAATCGTCAAAATCTCCAAACGAAGATTTATCGTTTTGACCCTGATCAGAAACACCTAATCTTTCAGCTATAATGTTCGAGAACTCGTCTATTTTGCTTAATGCAGCTCTAGCCTGTTCCCAGTCTCCCGAATTAAGCCCCTTAAATACATCTAGAGCGAAATTAAGCTGATCTGGCTGAGTTCCAGAATTTAGAACGTGAGAAGCCACGGCCTCAGAAGGTTCTAGCTGCGATATTCTATCTTCTAGTTCTTTCGACCTAGAAACTAGATCTTTAAACCTTTCTTGAGCTTTCGGCTTGAGATTGTTTAGAATCTCTTCGTCGCTAAGCTCTACCTCTGCAGTCTCTTCCGGTTTCTCTTCAGCCTTAGCCTCTACTTCTGGCTCGGGAGTTTTCTCCTCCTCCTTTTCAGGCTCTTCTTGTACCTCAGCTTTAGGTTCTTCTTCAGCTTTCTGCTCTTCCTGAGCCTCGTCAAAGGTTGGAGTGTTTAAGTCTAATTCGTCTTCCTCCGTAGAGTTGTCTTCCTGCATCTCGTCAAAAGCTTTAGAAAGCACATCTTTAGTTGAATCGAATAGTTCCTCGTTGCTTAGTTCAGGTTGAGCCATGTTTTCTCCCTTAGCTGTTCATATCTTCTGGGTTACGATATTGATTCCTTGATCGCTGATTAACCCTGTTTGCCGGAGCGTTTTCCTGCCTGACAAACTCAGGATTCGCCCTACCTCCCGGCCTTTGAGCCGGTTGACCACCATACATATTACCACCAACACCCATAGCTGCTTGAATCTGTTGATTCTGCATAGCATATTCCATAACATCCTGAGGAATAGGCGGAATAAACTTAGCCACGTCTATTCTCTCATCGAACCGCTTGAAAGTCTCCTTCACAAGGTTTATAAACGGGTTAAATTCATCAGGAATTCCTGACATGCGCATAGATTGTATAGCATCGATGTTCTGCATGATTATAGGCATCAATTCTATCCAGCGCATTTGATCGGTGTTCTTATCTGGCAACTCTGTGCTGCCAGCCTTGATTTCAATATACGTGCGATCGTAAAGCGTTTGCTTGTCAACTTGAGGCCAAAAAGCATTTTGCCCGGCTTCCTGCAATACCATCTCAGGAGACATTTCCTGAAGCAATATCTCTGCGGAGAATGTAGCAATATCTTTTAGCCACTCCTCTAAAAGGTCGATTTTTTCTCCTACCCTTGTCGATAAGCCTTCCTGTAGGATGTTAGCTTCTGTGGCGGTTTTAGACCTAGCGACAGAACCTCTAGCGGCGTCTCCAAGCCCGCTGATCCACTCGATATCCTGCCTAATAGCAGATGTATCATAAATCATCGGGTTAAACGGTGGCACTGTAGCAGGCTGGAATACGGTATTAACCCCGGCTCCAGACGCGTTAATCAGGGCTATATCTCCGATTGTAGCATTAGAGAACGTCTCAATATCTTCGTAGTTAATTCTACTAGAATCTGCAACATAAAACGGTGCGGAAAGATCCCTATGCTTAGAAGCTTGGGTCCTAATCGTCATATATTCATCTTGAAGATTCTCAAGAAGATCTACATCAGATATAGGCCATTCTTCTCCATCTACCCAGTTAAGTCCCAATATAAAGAACGGGAACCAACAATCACCCATTTTTGTAGGATGGAACGGTGCTTTAACGTATGAGTCTCCGCCCTCAGCCCAGGTATATACAGTCTGGGTTATTTTGTCCCAATACTCCCAGATTGCTAATGCAACAGAAACGTCTTCGCCCTCTCCAACGTTAGAATCTTTCGTCAAGCGCTGAGGAATTCCGTTCTGGTTCCTGCGGTAAGTTGTAAACTTTTCTATCTGCTCTTTAGAAAGCTGAAAGCGTGTCATAACCTCTTTCGGGGTCATCCAAGTTCTGTTGGCCATCCAACGAGCTTGTTTGTAATCCGAAATAGAATCAAGCGAGGTATCCATCCTGAAATCCTCAGGACGAACGTAACCTAGGTTTAATCCCTCTCTCTGAAGAACGCTTACATTTTTCTGCAAGCTTTCTACAATCATGTTTTGCTCTTGAACTAAGGCGTCTTTGTCTTGCTCATCAACAGAATCCTCTCTCCTAACTGTATCCATGAGAGAGGCGAGTGTTTCTTGCGCGTCGTCTAATTGCCTACTAACCAAAGGATCTTGTATATAATCTCTCTGGTATGTAACCTTGACAATGCCAATCTTGCTTACCATGCAAGATCTTAATACCTGCTTTGATACCCTTTTTAGTTCTGCCTTATGAAGACAACTATTTAGAACTATTTGAAGAGTATTAGCAAATAGATCTGCGGTTCTGTATTCGTAACCAGAAGGATCTACATGCTCATTTGGTTTTACCTGAATCTCTGGATTCTTTGCGTAAATAAGAGGTAAGATATTCTGAAGGGTTGCATGAATAATGTTCCCCTTAATGATCCTACCAGCTTCTTGACTTGCCTGTCCAGGCGTAACGGTCTGAGAGCGCCAAGTTGTTCTTCCTAGAGCATATCTACGGCTGTGCTCTATTTCCCTATATCTCCGCTTCCATTTTCTATATGAAAGCCCAATATTATTTTGAAACTCTCTGATTAACCCCTTTGAGTTAGATGAAACATCAGGTGATATCGTTGAGCTTGATGCGGAGATCTCTAGATCAGCCATCGTTATAATCCTCGTAAAGTTCTTCTATCCTATCTAACCATTCTAGAGTAAACGGGTTAGGATCAGTTTTCTTTGGTTTAGGTTTCTTTGATTTCGCTCTCTTGTGCATAAGGCCATATCTTGTAGCGTCAAACAAATGATCTTCTGCCTTAGTGTCAATATCCTCAATCTTTTTAGGGTCTGATGGTAGCGATGGCACGGTTCTCAACCAGTGCTTGCAATTAGCAAAAACCTTAAAAGATTCAGCGTTTAATCGGTCAACAAACTCGTTAAGCCCTTGGACTCTAGATCCTGGCCCTTTCGCGCTTGGCTCCCAAAAAACG